CCTGTCTATTCAAGCGAGCCTTTTCTCTGTCACCTTGCGCCGTCATCCGCTGATTACGAAGCTCGGCTAAGTCCATAGCCTGCTGGCGTTTGAATTCCAGGTCGGTGACCTCATCTTTACGATCCCGTGTGTAATCAGACTCTGCCTGCTGACGTGCAAGATTAGCAGCATCTCGCTGGGATTTGACCCGAGCAGACTGGAGGGTAGTCTGACGCGCACCCACGTCACGACTCTGGGCCTTAGCCTGGAGTGCGCTCTGCAGACCAGACACCCTCTGAGCACCAGCACGGGATGCTTGAGCCTGCAACTGTGAGGACATGTTGGCTGCTTGAGGGTCGCCGGCAATCATGCCTGCCATCAAGTTGATGTTTGGCTTCCCCGCAGCCGCAGCCATCGCATCGATTTGCGCCATTTCGCTTTTATTTAGTCCAGCCATTAGATTTCGTCCTCGTCGCTACCAGCGCCTCCTTTCAAAGACTCCAGGAAGCCAGACCGCAGCATGGACATTTCCTCACTGGCACCCCTGCGCTCTTCCTTCTGTTCCTTCTCTTTTTGGCGGACAACATAAGCTTCCATGAGCTTAGCACCGTGCTGAGTTATAGAGGCAGGAACATACACGTTGCCGACCATCTTGCCCATAGCTGGATCTGAAGCACTCTGCCTCAGTGTATCAGCCTGTACTCCCTGACGTTGGCCTTGGCTGAAGCGTTCCTGTGCCTGAGGCATACCTGCCACGAGGTTAGACGCTCCTGGCTGAAGCTGCGTAGGGATGCCTGCGTTTATCCCGCCCTGCCCAGGGAGGCCAAGGCCACTCTGAGGAGGTGGACCCTGAGGGGCGACAGGTTGTGCCGGAGCCATAGGAGGTGTCGCCCCTATAGATGCAGGATTTGCATTCGGCATATAGGGGTTCCCGCCCTGCGGTCCCCTGAGGGCCTGGGCCTGAGCTAACATTCTTGGGTCAATTTGCGGCATGGCCGAGTCCTCTCATGTCTACGTGCTTGATACCATTGTGATCAAACACAAGTTCTGGGTGTACCTGCTCCACTTCCTGAGCGATGGGGCCGACAAACCACTCGTCAGACCATAGGTACTGGAAGGCGTACTGCGGGATATCATCTTCGTAGTAGCCTATGTGCTCCAGATTGCGCTTAACACGCAGATCGCACATCATCATGCTACTGCCCATGTTCATGGCACCAGACATGAGGGCGTCCTTGCTGGCCTGCTCAGCGTTAAAGATGTCCATTTCGTAGTCGGTCTGGTTCTTCATGGCACCACTGTAGTCCGTAGTCTCTGCACGACCAGCCGCCTGGAACCCAGGCATCTGAGGAGCGCTGACTTGCTGCCCAGTAAGCAGAGCATTCAGCTCATTGAGCGGCGTCTGGCGTTGCTGAAGCATCTCGGCTATCTGCATCTGGCGCAGGTTGTTCGCGTAATTGGCAGCACTCTGGTCCATACCTTGCATGGCCTGAGCCTCGCCCATGGACCCTTGCATCATCTGCAAGTCCTGGCGCATCTCGTTATCGCCCATGGAACGCATGGCGTTATCCCACGCACTCGTACCTCGCTGGATGCCCTGGTTGCTAAGCTGAGTCTCCAGCCTGCTGCGGTCTTGTTCACGCTGAGGGGCATACAGACTCTGCATACGACCAAACGCGTCTTCTCGTATTTGATTGGCGTCAGTCGCAGCACCAGTGTACTCCCCGAACTGGTCAAAGTTTGGGTCTTCTGTATACCCGCCTTCCACACGGCCGATCATATCCTCAGCAAAGCCGCTGCGAGCCGACTGTATACGGAGCTGACTACTCAGTGCCTCCTGTGCCTCTGGTGCAAGAGTAGTAGTCTGCTGAGCGGTAGTGTACTGTTCGCCCGTTACAGGGTCAGTGACAGGGCTGTAACTCCACGACTCACTTCCGAACGGAGTTTGAACCTCCGGACGGTTGAAGTACATTTGCTGATTCGTAGCTATTCTGCTAGATTCAGCAGTTGCCTCTGCTGCTCCCGCGTAATCAGGCGGTGGCGGCGGTGACGCCTTTCCCATATCGTTCTCCTAAGCTGAGCCATCTCTGCACTCGGGGACTTTCCCGGTGGAGGCGCAGCATAATAAGATCTTCCCCATCAGCGTAGCCGTCTGGTATACGGCAGAACTCTTTGAACCCTATGTTAGTGTCCATCTTGAGGGCGGTGGCGTTATTCGCGTTGACCACTCCAATCAGCCAGTTCAGCTCAAGCTGAACAAAGGGGTAGTAGAAAGTGTACCACAAGAACTCACGGCGCATCCAGTTCTTACCTTCTGCGGCTACGTGTATCTGTGCTGTCTTCCCATTGGCGTCAGTATACCCTACGACGGCCTTCAACACACCATACTCAGCCCAACCTATTGCACGGAAGTCTGTAGAGTATGACACACTGACTCGTTCATTGAGCCACTTGTGCAAGAAGGGAGTGCCGTTAGTGACAATCACATCAGGCCTCCTATCTCAAACGACAGCGTCCAGTGTGTGAATACTAGACGTGCCGGACCACGAACTGTCATGTACAGAGACAGGAACCTACCAAGGCATCCCGACCCTGCCCAAGCCTCATAGGTATTGCCTGAACCAGACCAGAAGGCTTGGTCCCAGAAGTCCACATCCCACATAGCTCCCTCGTTAGGAGCAAAGAATGCAGGAGACCCCTGTAGGTTATCAAAGTCCCACTCAGTGTACATCTTTATCTGAACACCAGGGGCGGAACTGCCCTGGAATACAGGCTGAACAAGCTGGCATCGCTTGAGCTCAGGCACGTCATAGTTGCTGAAGCCTGTCTGCATTCGGCCAATGAGGTCTTCATTGGGTAGACCATCAAAGCCCACGTTATCGCTGTTGCCAATGAACAATTCGTAGACGTTGCCGTCTTGATCACCAGCATACATGGTGCTTTCAAAGACTACCATAGTCTGAACAGGCAGATTGACCAACTGTGACCAAGCATTATTGTGAACACTGGCCGTCCATATACGAGCTGCTCGCTCGTTAATGGTGACCGGCTCCTTAATCATCAGTTGCTCTTCACGTGGGTAGTACAGAATTTCCCATTGTGGCTCGTCTAAATTCTCGCTTAACTTACGAGCCAGGATAGTCTGAATATTATACCCCATTGACTCACTAGAGCCAATCTTCAATGCTCCGGTAAACAGCTCGCTTAGTGGAATAACGCCAGTCTCACATAAGACTTGAACGTCACCACCTGATTTCATGGCAATTCTACGACCAGTAGGTACACGCCCAACGTCCCAGATGCCCACCATAGCGAATGTGTCAGCATTCTCCGGGTCTGTGCCCTGGTAAGAAATGACGTCACCTTGCGAACCAATAACGATAAGGAAGTCATCAAGGCCGTCGCCACCATCACGAGTCCAGGATACAAGCTGCTGGAGGGTGCCGCCCTGACGAATGTAGGCACCGAAATCAAACTCTTGCACCTCGCCAGCAATCTGGTCAACAGGGAGGTACCACGCCTTCGTGCTATTGCGATCAATAAACCACAGCCTCCGTTTCCAGGACATTACATAATCCCACTTGGTGGGGTCAGTGCCATCTATCTCACCGACTCCTACACCCGCTATATGCTGAACCCAGCCGGTGCTCGTAGAATACGTGTAGTATCCATTGAATTCATTGACAGCACACAGGAAGTTATCGCCTGCCGTTGAGAACTGTACCCACGACCACTGGTCAGTGATACCAGGAACCTGCGCACTAAACGTGACATCACGTACGGGCTGAATAGGGTTATCCTGCCTATCGGTCACGTCAGTGATACCCTCAAACGTCACTGCGAACAGCTTGTTATCTCCCGGCACCAGAGCTTCGTAGCTCATAAGTGTATTTACGGGGTCATTAAGCTTGTTTTGATGTATACGGTAGCCTGGACGGAGCTCTAGTCCGTATGGCTTCACCCAGAAGTTGCGCAGTTGGAGGGCATCGGCAGGTGACATATTCGCAAGGGGCTTCTGCGATACCAACCCATTCGTGGGGGCAGCTTGGGTCACTCGCTGGACGACATTGGTCTGCGCCGACCTCATGCCAACGCCTACGTTCTGTTTCGGTATCGGTTGAAGTGGCATTAGACCCCGTAGTTCGTGTCCGGTATGTTCCAGTAATCCAGGTATCGGTAGCCAGTGCGATTAATCAGGCTGAGCACCGGAGCACCCTGGTCCTGTGTGAACCGTTGCTCAAACGACACCTGGAAATCACGCATGGCAGCGGCTGAATCAAAGCCCTTGACCTCCAGCCACTTCGCTTTAGCCAGATAGTAGATCAGGTACTGGTCGATTAAGAACAAATCACCGTTTTTGTCAGCGAAATTCTTGAACAGCGTGGCATCATCTTGATCTTGTATGTAGCCTTGGCTGATGTACTCCATGCTCAGATCTTGTGAATCTTCCGGTGGGCTCTTTATCTCCCACTGGTTGTCTCTCACACGCCAGAGCAACCTCGTAACAAAGTCGGCTGTCCGAACGGTGACGCGCTGCCAATCCTGTGACAGAACGGGGCCAATCATAGGGAGCTGTTGTGATACGTTCCATTGGCTCTGGTCCTTAAACATCAAGAAATCTTCGGGCAAGTCTACGAACTTACTGCTCTGCCCTGGGAAATCTGCAATAATGGACACCTCAAATGTCTTCAACATCTGCTGCCAATCGTGCATACCAAGCAGATCCGTACCTGCCTGGTTCACAGATTGCACCATTTGCTGAACGGCGGGGTCGTTAGACCCCGCCACATCAGTCTGAGCTGGAAAACCGACAGCCGCAAGCGCCCGATTGGCGATATTGATTAGCGTGTCATCACGTAAGATTTGAAAGGGCATTATGCCTCCACAGTGATCCCGATTACATCGTCGTCACTTTTCTGAGCATCCTTAGCCGCCATGAGCTCATCCATCTGAGACCTCAGCGCAGCTAGCTCTAAATCACGTTTGGCAAGCTCGTCCTCCATTTCCTGGACACCTATGCCGCGATTAGCAGCGTCCATGTATTCCTTGGCCTTCACTTTGTCGGCCTGGAAACCCATGAAATTCTTGCCGCCCTCGTCGGAAGCATTCGCCAGTTGCTCTACCGTGACAATCTTGAAAAACTTGTACTCCTCCACGCGCCCTGGGGAAATCCAAGGCATGAGTCCCAAGGGAGTGCCCTGCTGCTGCTCTTCCTTGCCAGACTTGAAAGCCTCGTACTGTTTCGGGAAACGCTGAATATCCACAGGGCGGGCCTGCCGCATGACTACGGAATGCTTGTCGCCAGGGACAATGATAGTAATGAAGTCCCTGTCCAAGTAGATGGGCCTGCCCTTCTCGTTGGAAGAATGCTGGTCGAATACCGGCTTGGTGTTGAATGTAGCGTATAAACGCTCATCATGTCGGAAACGTTGAGCACCAGTGGCGCTCGGCTCGTCAACGAAACGGGAATCCATAACTGTAGGTGGTGTGCTCATTTCATTTTCCTTTTATAAGTGGGGTAGAACGCCATACTTCGTGTTAGCGTAAGTGACAAGATCCGCTCGTTCAGTTAAAGTTAACGGACGGTCCCAGAACCATGCCTCTGCATGTTCCATAGGCGTGCTGCCGGTACTCCAGCGAAAATCTGCAAAGTCAGGTATATCAGTGGGGTCACCGAACGGAGTTATTATCTCAGGACCTGGGCTGCCGAACTTCGCATCATTGGTAGAGCCGGATGGCTCAAGCGAGATGTAGATGAGGTACCATGTATTGACCGCCGCCACAGCGACAAATACCTCGTCCGGTATCCCATCAATGACGCTCTTTAAATCAGCGAAAAAGTTACCAAGGCGCAAGCCTGGACCGGGCACCCCGATGAACGGCGTCCACCGCCATAGAATCTGAGTACCACTGGGCGGAGTTGCTGAAATGCGACGCGTGACCATTGCCAGAGTGCAGCCAGTTGTACTGATGGGAAGCCCTGGCGTCTCGCCAATGATAGAAAGCTGCCCGCTGATTGACGTGAATTCGATGACGTTCAGACCGTTGAGAACGCCAGTCTTGTATTCAACCCCGCCGAACCCTACTCTCAGGAACGGCGTACCGCGACTACCCTTGTTATCAATTCGTTCAACGGTGACACCGTTAGTCGCGGGGATGGTGCCCCCAGCGTCTGCCCATACAGTTCCCGCGTCAGCAGCATCAACCCAATGTAGAAGATTGCCAACGGCAGGAGGCACCGGCCCGGAAGGAATCAACTCAGGCAACCCATCGTATTTGGTGTTGTTTCGCTGGTCCAGTGCAGCCTGTTGAGATACACTCAGCTTAAAATCATAAATTAAGACTTCAGCAATATCACCAGTGAGGTCTCCTACCGTGATCGTAAGCCCTGCAGAAGTGACAGGGTAGCCGCTAGAACCAGATTGTAGAGGAGCACCAGAAGCCTTGTAGTCTAAAGAACCACCCTTGATGGCTCCGTAAACGGACAGCAATTCGTCCGTAACTACTGACTTGAAAGTATCTCTTTCGTCTGCTAAGTCAAACTGAATTTCCCAGTTGCCAGAGCCATCTATGTCAGCTTGAATTTGTGAAACGTCTCCACTAAACTCCCACTTTAGAGGATTGGAGGTAACACTATCCTGGCTACGTACGATAAGAACAACTGTTATTCCGTCTGTAGATAACGCATTATTCAGCACAGTTATCAGGGGGAGCAGACCCGCATTGGAACCGACGTTAATGCCCGGAAGTAAATTCTCTGTGTAGGTAAGGTCTGAGTCAGAGTCAATGAGGGGCTGTCCGTCGTACCCCTTGTTATTCACACGCAAAATAGGGTCAGTATCTCCAGAAGGCGTTGTGCCTCCTACATCCTGAAAGACCTGGCTGGCGTCAGTGAAGTCCCACCAATGCTGCAAACCGCTGATAAATGGCGGAGGCAGCGTAGCTGGTCCTGGAGCACCTACTATAATGAACTTAGTCATTACAATCCAAACTTATCGTTAAAATAAGTTTCTAAGTCAGTCAACTCCAGTAAAGTCAACTCTCTGTCATAAGATGCTGCCTCTACTACATCAATGCTGCTTTCGCCAAGTTGCACATCTGCATTCACAAAAGGATTGTTGTAAGTGTTGTAAGTTCCAGATATTTGTGCTACTCCAGAAGCCTTAGCCACATAAGCATCTGTGGCGTTATCAATCGTGCCGTACAAATAGACCCACTGATTTAGAACCATGGATTTAAGAGTAACTCTGGCGGTTGATCCAAACCCTACTTGCCAAGCATTCCCCGTATTATTCCCCCAGAGAAGAGTGGGAACCCACTTATAGGCATCTCTATTCACGGCTGAGAGTGGAATTGTATTGGCGCGACAAACAACATAGAACGCATACCCTGTCAACCCGCCAGTATATGAAGGGTCTGGGTTGGAAATCAGCACATTTGTCCCTATGTGTTCAAGGAACCTTGTTCCATTAGGGCCACTACCATCATCACGCATTATTGGAGGATTACCCCCATTTTGAATCATGGCTACAGCACCCGTACCTCTACTATTCATTTCACGAACATTTTGGCCGTCTAGCGAAATCACTCCATTGATAGTGCTAAGAGGACCAAAGGTTACATCGTTACTCTGAACATCAAACCAAAGCTGTAGATTTGAAAAAGCAGGCGGGAAAAACTCAGCCGGTGGAGGAGTGGGCGCTGGTCCACCATCCACTACAAACATCAGCCCTGTGCCATCAATAGCGAAGCCTTTGTTGTAGAAAGGAACTCCGGGAGCACCATCATTGATGCACTGAGCCAGGGGCTCACTTCTTAGACGCCAACCATTGAGGTTTACATCCCCCGGTGCCTCTATAACAATGCGAATGCCGTTATTCGTGTGTGGCAGACCATTGACCACAGTACGGGGAGCCGCCCCGTCATCAATGGCTACGAGTAAGGTGCCGTCAAAGGCAAGAGCATCGCCAGCCAGATGTACTGCCCCAGCGGGGAGGGGGTCACCTATACCCAGGAAGGCGCAAACAGGACGACCTAAATTATCAGTCTTTATCCCCACAACACTCTGTGCTGAAACAGGTACGAACCCCTGACTATCGAGGCTGGCGGTGTCAAAAACTGGCGCAGTATCACTAGAAGTAGCAGTAAGCCTGAGCGTGTAGGTGCCAGTAAGATCTGGAGTAAACGTAGGATCTTCTACCGTAGCACTAGGTAGGAAATCTCCTGTACCTGGGCCTGAATCAATTGTCCACAACAGCGTAGGCGCAGGATCTGTGCCCGGCGTCACCGTAGCATTGAGAGCGATGGGGGTGTCAACCGTACCTGAATACGGACCACCAGCGTCTACTATCGGCTCTACAGGGTCACTCTCAAAAGCAGCCGTATCAAAGACGGGAGGGCCATCACTAGGCGTAACAGTGAGCCGCAGCGTATACGGACCTACTGTCGGGAATGTAGGTGTGAATGTGGGGTCTTCTACTATCGCACTAGGTAAGAACGTACCAGCGCCGCCTGAATCAATCGTCCACAGCAGGGCAGGAGTTGGGTCACTGCCCGGAGTTACCGTAGCGTTGAGAGCGGTAGCTTGCCCAGAGTCGCCATTGTACGGACCACCGGCGTCTACTATCGGGGCAGTAAAGGCGCTTTCACTCTCAAAGCTCGCCGTGTCAAATACATCTGGCGCATCTACAGTAGAGACTGTAAGCCTCAGTGTGTATGTGCCAACTGCATCAGCTTCAAAGCTAGGATCTTCAACCGTGGCACTGGGTGTGAACACCCCGCCGCCAGGACCAGAGTCAATAGACCACAAGAAAGTAGGAGCAGGGTCAGTGCCCGGAGTCACTGTAGCAGCGAGTAATTCGGGAACATCAACATCGCCGGTATACGGACCACCAGCATCTACAGTAGGAACTACTGATGGCTGAATAGACGTAGCAAGCAGCACCCACTTATCGGGGTCAGCAATATCCCACTCCATAGTGACGTTAGGAGAGGCACCGGCTTTCGTACTGCCAGCAGCGTGCTCTTCTCGAGTACCGCTACCAGCGGCAGTATTCCATTGCTCGGTCTGCCCAGCACCCGGAGGTCCGGGTATGCCCATATCTTCAGCTGCAAAAGTATCCAGGACAATGTCGCCAACTGCCGAAGCTACTGTAACCTCTGCAAAATCTGTCTCAGCCTCTGCAGCAGCTGAAGCACCCAATGGGTCGGCGGAGTTTACCTCTGTGAAATTTATAGCCGCAACAACGAAGCCATTGTTAGCTTCTAATACGGCATCCAAAGTAGCGACAACATCAAACGTACCCACGGGAGGGTCGTACATCCTCCACTGTTCAGCACGAGAATCATTATCCCGCATCTCAGCAATAACGAAGTCCATAGCCACTCCGTCGTAAGTGACGCCAGTTGCTACTTCATCCTCGGAATTATTGAAAGCAAGGCCGACCATCAAGAGCCTGCCTTTACCCGCGACTGTTTCGTGAGATACAGTTACTTCATCTACTTCTTCGTCACCACCGACAGTAGTAGACCCAATTCCTATAGTCACGGAGTTATCACTCTAGGAGGCAAGCGGATAGGTTCGGCGGGCTTTAATCCTCCACGCCTACGAGTAATCTCTGCAGGAGCCATTTGCTCGTGAAACATCTCAATAGCAGTCTTAAGACCAACAGGCTTCTTCCAGACACCACCATCGTCAATCATGAAGATATTGTCTGGAAGCAAGTCTATAGTCACTGTGGGGTCATTTTTCAAACCATCCGTACGAGAAGCCCCTCCACCGCCAATGCCCATGATAGATCTTTCATTAGCATTGCCAACCATAATGAGAGACGCAATCCTGCCGTCAGCGTCATCAAACACTATAGAATAGACGGTCGTGTCGCCACCTTTGACGACACGACCGATTTCTCGGGTTACGCGAGCCATGTTACGGAATGACGGCCCAGACAGACTGCCCAGCCTCGATCGTTTGACCGGTTCGGTTAAGTCCTGTGCCCGGAGTCACTATCGCATTCGGCGCAATCTGTGCGTCGGCTGTGACAAACTCCATTTCGTTAGGCTGAAACTCCACGTCTTGTCCCTCAATGGAGGGGCCGCCGACTGCGGCACCATCCTCGCCGATACGGCGCTGGAGGTTCGTGAGGTCATTAGGCGTGGACCAAGGTTGAGGGTAGCCGCCCCTCAAATCCGAAGGGTCCCAAATTTGCTTGGAACCAATGCCAATTCCTACGCACGCTCCACCCCCATTGTCATCCACAGCATTGTCGTTGGTCTGTGAGGGGTCGGGGTCGATAAAGGAACCGGCTCGTGCAGTTGGAAAAGTCATAGTTTACTCTCCTGAGCCTGAAAAGATGGGCGGGGGATCTACCCCGCCCGAAGCAACCCACCACCTGAGTTGTTAGGTTGTGTCGAAGAGACGACCCTGGAACTCGGAACCGGAGGTAGTGAGATTTCCGGCCCAGCCGAGGATCTGGACTTCGGCGTCCTGGTTGATGGCGTAGCGTTTGCTGGGCATCAAGGGCACCATGTTCCTGTCGCGGTGAGGCCGCAGGAAGATGTACTTGGTGTTCATCATAAACGCTGTCTCGGCTGGGCAGAACCCGCCGATGCCGCCGTCCAGCACGCAGTCCGCATCCATGTACTTGATGGTCGGGAACCCCAGTTTGCCGACTTCAGTGCCGTTGAAGCGCTGAAGGCTCTGCAAGCTGGAAACGTAGTAGTTCCAGAACGTCGAGTCCATGGGGATGAGGTCGGGCCGGTCGCTGCCACGCACGAGGCTCGCCCATGCCTCATTCATGAGGTTCTGGACGTTGGCCGCTGTGAGGGCACCACCGTTGATGCTGGCGGAGTCAAATGCCTGGGAGCGCCAGAACGGGAACGCAGCGCGGTCGATTCCGCCATAGGTGCCCACGGTGGGATCCGTAGGTATGGCGATATCGAGGCCACCGATTTCCTTACCACCGTCGCCGGTGCCGTCCGAATAGACGCCGTCCGCCAGGACGTTTGCCATCGTGGACTCGGCCACGCTGATACGACCTTCCATCAGGTCGATCATACGCTCGCGGCCATTGTTTTGGAGCATCTCGAGACCGGACATCACGACCGGGCAGGCAAGCTGCTTGATCGCGTACTCGGCTGCCGAAATCACGTCCTGCGCTGCCACCGGCAGGAGGTCGTATCCCGAATACCAACCGGCGTTGCCGTTCTCGGCGAAGCTCAGCTCCTGATAGATAACGGAACCGCCGCCGAAGGGCTTCACGTTGCCCCTCTGCTCGAGACGCGCGAGTAGCGCGTTGTTCTTGGTTACGTTATCCGCGATTTGTCGCGTACGACTTTCAATAGTCGTAGTGACGATGTCGGATACGTTTGGGAATGCCATTTGTAATCTCCATAGGATGAACCTAAAAACCTGCTCGGCTTTCCCCTAGTGGGCGACGACAAGTGGGCCGTCTATGCTCTAGGGTCTCCCCGAACTGGGAGACTACATATCAGTAGAATCGATGGCAGCTTCGATGGCTCCGCGCAGACTTTGGGCTGGTGCTCGTCCCGAACCTGTGTCGGGTGACGAGCCCGTAATCCCTACTGCCTTCGCCTTTGCTGCCGCCGCCGCTGAGGTCTTTGCTTCCGCCTGCGTTTGAAGCTTGCGTTGGGCAACGATCTCAGCTAGTTCTGGTCGTAATAATATAGCACGGTCGTAGGCATCTTGTAAAGTCATAGGTTGGCTCCGCATTGCTGCGGCTTCCAAGAAATTGCCCATCTCGACCTTAACATCTTCAAAGAATTCATTTGCATCGTCAGCCTTGAACGTTGCAATTTCAGAGGTAACGTCCGTCTGCGTTTGCTCAGCAGAGCGTATCTCTCGCTGCTGTATGCTGCTGAACATCTGCTGGTAGGGCTGGAGGGCCTGGGTCACCGCTGCGGCGACATTCGGGTCTACTCCATTTCCACCACCAGGAGCACCGGGATTCTCAATCTGGTTAGTAAGAACTTGGTCTAACGCACCAATGTCTACACCGTACTGTTGAATCATGCCAGCTACAAGAGCGGCCTTTTCCTGAGCAGGGGCGTGGCGCAGAGCATACGCAGTCTTAAGATAATTGTCGAAGGCGTCCATCGCCGTAACTCCCCTGCTGGCGATCTCAGCCGCATAGGGAGCTACGTGCGTGTCGAATTCTTGTTTGAACTTACGAGACTCTGCGGCTATCTCCATACCCTTGGAGATATCAACCTCACGCCGCAGAACCTCACGTTGCACATCCTCTGGCAACGTGAGGAACTTATCCCGCATTGAGGGCTTCCAGCTAGAAGGAGGCCTTAATCCTGGGGTGGTAGCTGGAACTTCTTCCCCTTCTTTGCCTTCGCCTTTGTCTTCGCCTTCGCCTTTGGCTGAGGCTTCGATAGCGGTGCGGTCATCGCCGGGTGCTGGCTCTTCTGTGGCAGGGGCTTCTTCGGCGGGCTTGGGGTCGTCCACCACAGGTTCGTCCACCACTGGCGGAGACTCGTCCACCACCGGACTGGGTTCAGGAGTGCTGGGATCTTCATCAAACGCGGCCTCCAAACTTTCTTTAAGTGACTCGCCCATTACGTTGGTCCTTCTAGGTGGTGGATTGCTCTTTCAATAGACTCCCGCGTACCTTTTTTAGCTGCTAGTTCTCGTTTACGCGGGGCGTCGGCCCATTCTTGCTTAAAGTCGTCGATGGTAGTGAGGTCGTTGCGGCGCATGTACTCTCTGTGCTTCGCACGTGTGGAGATATCAGCGCCGTCCGTTGCACGCATCCCGTCATAGTGTCTATCACTAATAAGTGCATCGGTGTCCGAGAGACTACGTCGGGGCGTGAAGTGGTTAAGGGGTACCTCAACGAGCCGACCTTTACCAGTTTCCGGGTCAATTTTCTGAATCCAACGCCTACGCATCAGTCCTAGCCCTCGCTACCATGCGCGCGATTTCAGCGTCAGTGTGCCCCTTGAGCCAAGCAAGACGGCGCTCATTAGCAGCATCCAGATTATCCTGCTGGATTTCATTCTGCGTCTCCATGTTGCCCTGTTGCACCTCAGCGTTGGCATCTCGCGCCTTAATCATCGCATCCTGTTGGGCTTCCTGGTCCTTACGCTTCGCGTCAGCCTGCGCCTCAATGACTGCGGGGTCAGGCGGAGGCGGCTCTTGCTGCTTCTTCTGCATCATCTTCATGGCCTGGTCCACAGCCTGATCCAGCACACCTTCCAGGTACCTGCCGTTCTTAAACCCAGCCGCACCCCACTGGAGAGTCTGTAGCACGAGGGGGGCCATCTCTGGCGCAGCCTCAATAGCCTGCCAGCTCTGGCTGATAAGTTGCCCCATAGCCGTGATGTAGTCCAGCCGGCTCTGTTTTTCCACAGCATAGTCCGGAATGGACATGGTGTCCGCTTCTATCTCCAGGTGGTAGGCTGCGACGGGCGTATTCTTAAGAAGCTGGATAGCAGGCTGAATAAGCGGGTGGTCAACCTGCGGAATCATCTGTATAAGGCTTTTCTTAATAATCGTCTCCGGTTGAAAGTGCTTGGAGATAATGTCGGCCTTGATACGCATAGCCTCTGTGACAAACTCAGCGATGGTGCCCTGGATATACTGGAGCCGGACACTACCGTACTGAGCCTTGAGTTGCTGGGCACCGAGGGTCTCTCGTGCTTCGGTATTCCCACGCATGATGTCGGAGATACCAGTCAACTCGTAAAGTTGCTGGACCATTTCACCCTGTTTCGCAGTAAGAATGGTGATTACCGCTGCAATCTGCTCAATAGGTATCCAGTCAATTTGTCCCTGAACACCACCCCTTTCTGCAAACATAGCCCAGTTATCAACGGGTATGAGCGAGTTTTCGGTGCCCTGTTGGAAGAGGCGCTGGATGCCCTCTGCTGACTTGTCGTAGACTCCGGCAGCTTTGCAGGCTTTGACAAGCCAGTTGATTCGCGTGTTAAGCGTGTCAATTTCTTCATACTGATCCTTGGTCATGTAGTAATCCGGCCGCGGAGTCATGTTGCTCGTGCTGTGAGTAGCAAGGAGCGGCTTCGGGCAAGGGAAGAACCCTTCCAAACCAAGTGGGTCTTCTTTCTTATCCAGTACGCGATCTACATCAGTGGTGGAAACCCAGTAGACAGTCCTGGTGGTTTTGTTCCAAATCTCCCACACGCTGGACGTGGCCTCAGGGCGGCGAACAGGGGTATTGTCCTGTGCGCCCACTCGGTCCACATTCTCAAACTTATCGCTGTAGGTTAGCCGATTGGCAACCTCTTCGCCAAAACGTGCAACTGCTCGCTCTTTAGTCATGTGCGCCTGACGCGCAACCCACCGACACTCTTCCCAAATACGGCACGGAGACCACAGGAAGTCTTCCCAATAGATGTAGTCCGTTATGGCCTCTTCGTCCGTAATTTGCTCGTATTCTATGGGCGTGTTGGGAATCTGCTTAGTCTGTGTCTGTACGTCGTACCTCAGCCAGACCTGCCCAAGCCCGGGAATTAAGCGGTCTTCGGTAGCGTAGGAGAAGGCGACGTCCATATCGCCTCTTGGGCGCTGGAGTCCAAGTTTGAGTAGTCGTTCCAGGATTTCCGCTGCCACTCGGCCCACGTCGTCATTGAAATCGTCCCACTCGCGCTTAACGGTGGGTGAGGGTGGGTTAGCATATAGAGCAGCCCGAAGGACTCCCGTGTTAGCCCAGAAAAGGTTGAATTTTCTGCTTTGCTCGTCATTGGCTTCACGGTCATCGAGGTAGCGTCGCTGAGTCTTACGCCCACGCTCATGGAACTTCTGTAACTCCTTACTGGCTAAATTTATCTGGTCTTTCCAGTACTGAATATCGTACTTGGGAACACCAAGAAGTTCGCCTTGTATATCGGGGTTTTTGTCATCATTTACCCGAGGTTCAACAGGCGATTGTCCCATTTCTCTCGAACTGGTTTCTGTAGTGGACATTTACTGGCCCGCCTTCCACGCTTCGTAAGTTTGGGGCGTCTCACCCAGCGCCTCAGATTCGGCGACATGTAGCTTGTAGCCTCTATCCTTGATGTCCTGTGCAGCCGAAGCCGCTGATCCTGTGCCCAACATTGAGGGTTGAGGAGTAGGGTCCTGCCGGAGGGCCTGAGCGTACATCATTTCGTTAGCCATGTCAGTTCCTAATTATGGAGATTGAGCAACTGCGGTTATTTTGGAATTCTGCTCCGTTGGACGCGTCGACATTATAATCAAATTTGTGCCACGTTCCATTATCTGCCACAGCAGTGATGGTCACGTGCAAATTGCGACTAGGATCATTTTCTTGTGCAAAAATCATTTGATCACCAGGATCTACTCCGTCGTAGATGTCATCAACATCTATGCCGCCCTCGGTAATGTTACTCACAAAAGCAGCGACTGACAAGGCTTTTACGCTATTGTCCAGACGAAATCTACCTGGACCTGGGTCGCCAGAACTTGTATTATTATCGAATACGAAACTGGCACCCCCCAGAAATGACACAATGTCCTCTAAACGCTTTAGTCTGTTCGTGATTTCAGCACACCACAGAGGCGTAGGAGCTATGAGGTTTTTGAGCGACTTAGCCATCAGTGCCACCCATCATGCTCTTCTCTTGTCTTCCAGAGGTCATCCAAGCAGAAGCCATAGTTGATTTCTCGTGCAAATGGCCTTGGCTCTCCAGGGAGGTTGTCTTCTTTGGTTTTAGCGACAAGACAGAGGTACCTAAAGGAATCCGCATAGTTGCTGGACCAATCGTGGACGGGCTTGGCTCCATACTCGCTGCGCTCGGGATTCCAGATGCGCCGGTAGCTACGGAGCGCCAATAGTCCATCTTTGCAGCCCTGTTCGTCAAAGTACAGGGTTGGAAAAAGCATTCTGGCTGCTTGAATTCCGTCCAGCAAATCGAGTTTCGGGACAATCTTAGGCCGTATCCCACCACTGAGGAATTGTTCCACGATACTTCTACCAGTTTGGAGGGTCTTGGCCTTAGCGTCGAAAGGCAACCACACATCTCCAATCGTAAGACCGGCTTCCCGCTGAGAGTGGAGCCAATCAATATAATACTGTATCGACCTGTTATCCTGTTCATAAGTCAAGTTTATTTCAATGGCGTCCGGGTATTCCGTCCATCGCCATATTGCTGTAGAATCCGTGTAGCCAAGGTCAAAAACGTAGTTCGATTTTCGGCTGGGGTCAACCGGGTAAGAGCCAATCTGTGCCTTCTTGAGTTCATTGCTGTAGAACGCACCTCGAGTCGCGGCCATGAACGAGCATTCAATTTCTTGCTCAAACTCATCTTCCTCCATCATGGTCCGCATTTCTTCGACCTCGTCTTGGTCGAGAATGCCTGTTTCGCTCTGTGGCAGTTGTAAAGTGAACCATTCGTTTGGATGCGCCTTGGCAAACTCCCAAATGTCGTAGAAATGGTTCAGCCCATTCGGAGTTCCAATGAAGGTAGCCCACCCACGTCTGTCTGCCAAAGTCGGACGGATAATCTCAGTCCATAGCGAAGGCTTGCAGTCGCCATACTCGTCAATGACAACGCCGTCAAAGTAAACCCCGCGAAGTGCGTCAGGATTATCAGCACCGTATAGAGTGATACGAGCACCGTTAAATAAATCAATAGAAAGACTTGAAATACTAACCTTGACAGAAACATCGCGGCAGTAGTGGACCAGATAATCCCAAGCGATCTGCTTCGCTTGGCTGTAGAATGGAGCGATGTACGCATACCTGGCTCGCTCCTTGTCAGTATAGAGCGCCATGGACACGAGGTCATTGAGGGTAGCCACCGTCTTACCAGCTCGCCTATGCGCCACCACGA